TTTTTATATCATATATTTGTATCAAAAGACAGTAGAGTAGTATGCTAAAAGCTTATAAATATAGACTGAATCCGACATCCGAACAGATCTCTCTAATAGAGAGGACTTTCGGATCAACTTGATTTATCTATAACTGGGCTTTGCAAACGAAAATAGAAGCGTATCAAGATGATAAAAAATCGCTTACGGCTGTTGATCTATGCAAGAAACTGACTGACCTAAAGAAACAAGAGGAATATACTTGGCTCAATGAGGTATCTAGTGAATGTCTACAGCAGTCAATAAGAAACTTAGATCAGGCTTTCACCAGATTTTTCAGGGAGAAAAAAGGCTTCCCAAAATTCAAGTCAAAGCGAGGATCAAGGAGATCGTTCAAGAATATCCTTAACGTGCATATAGATTTCGATAACAACAGAATTAAGTTACCGAAATTAGGATGGGTGAGATTCTACTCTAACCAAGTGTTTAAAGGCAAGGTAGGGACTGTTACCGTATCAAAGTCACCTACAAATAAGTACTATATCAGTATCCTTGTAGACAACGGCCTTAAATTACCGGGCAAGTCTCCTATTGATCCGGATACCGCTATAGGTATCGATGTCGGGATAAAGACATTCGCGACCTTGTCGAACGGTTCGGTTTTCGAGAACCCGAAATATCTTGAAAGGTCTTCCGCACGGTTAAGATGCTTACAACGTAGATTAACTCGCAAACAAAAAGGAAGCCGAAGAAGAGAAAAAGCTAGATTAGCCGTAGCTAAGGCATACGAGCATATATCGAATCAAAGACATAACTTCCTACACCATGTTGTCAACAATATCCTAGGCGAGAACCAAACCGTGGTTATTGAGGATCTTAACGTGGAGGGGATGATGAAGAACCATAAGCTGGCTAATAGCATAGCTTCATGCTCATGGAGCGAGTTCTTTAGAATATTAAGCTATAAGTCAGATTGGAAGGGCGTGAATTTGATTCGGATAGGAAGATTTGAACCTAGCTCCAAGATGTGCGAATGTGGATACATACATCGAGATCTTAAATTATCCGATCGTATCTGGACTTGCCCTTCTTGTGGTGCCGTAAATGACAGGGATCTTATCGCCGCTAGAAATATAAAGAAATTTGGGTTAGAAAAACAGAATCTTCTAACCCAATAAAATACGTCACCGGTGGTGAACCGGGTAGGGGACGTGGAGTCGCTGGTAGTAGCCGGGGCTGTGAAGCGTCAAAATGTACTGGTGTAAATTGGTATATAATAACTTACATATATCGTCAAGATCAAAATAAGTAATCTTATTATACGATATACAACGGATTTGTCTCCCATCAGGAATCTGAACATCGAAAACATCTATCTTTTCCATATTAAAAACAGAGGGATACCGATCCCATCACAGACCTGTATCCCCTTATAATAAATTAGCGACGAAAAGCATGGTGATGGACATGCGCCACAAATGTAATTACGTTTTTTGTAAAAACAAACAATTGTAATATTTAAATGTCACGAATAAGCCTTACACTATAAGCGTCACCTTTATACGCTCTGCTTGCAATACCGCTATCGGTATATATCCTCCATCCATATCCACTGCTATTCTCCGAACTAGACCAATACCTGCCATTAGCGTCAAGCTGTTCTCCACCAATAGCGGATAGTGCGTTATTTACACTCGTCAAATTCATCCATATTAACGCAAGTTGTGGTAATGATGGAATATACCAATCATCAAAACCCTTAGCGTCAGGACTAGCTAAAAATGTGTTAAGCAAATACCCCATTGTGGGATAATAAGCTTGTAAAACACCGGAGTCAATCACGCCCTTTAGCACTTCAGAATTAGATTTCCCTTCCCAGTCTGATAATGCTCCAGATGTCCATAAATTAATATCAGGAGAGAGTTTGGGATTCTGATAGTATTTACATGATTCTGATCTTAGGCAACCGCTTTCATTACTGCCATCCACATTTATATAACTTGTAATGCCAGCCTGATCGATACCATTTCCACCCCAATAAAAATATTTATTATTACCATCTGACCATGAGTTTTTATAGCTTTCATTAACAGTCTAATGATGTTACACCTCCGTCAGGTTTAACATAAGATATTATACCTTTATCCATGCATGCACATGGGGCATTGCTCTTCAACACCCCATACACCCGGTTGTCGCTAGTCAACCATCGTTTGCCGTCACTGGTCACATAAGCCTGACGACATCCTTCTTGGTTTACGGTAAGCGTCTTCTTAACACCTTTAGATGTTGTTATCTCTAACTCAAGAGTTCGATCAAGACCTTTATTCATCACCGATCCAAAGGAAACCGCCGCATCCCCACTCCCGGCTCCCGGACTGACGGTCAGAGGCTGGTCAGTTACATCGCCTACCCCGTCCTTCCAATTAATATTCAAATCATTAGCCATAGTTGTATTATTTTTGTTCTATTGCAAAGATAGCAAAACAAATAAACCCCAACCGGCTTTAGTCGATCGGGGTCTGAGTAAGCGAAAAGAAACTGATTATCGTCCCATCATTCTCAATACGGTTCTAGCCGCAGCTTGCGCCCATGTCCAGCTGTCATTAGATGTTACGTTAACCGTCTGTTGAGTACCATTTACATCCAAGTTAATAGTCTCCTTGTCAAGCTCGATAGTAGAGTCTCCAGCGGCTTGCGTTACCGTCACGTTGGCTATCTGGCCACCAGCGGCAGTTACCGTCAATGTGGCTGTCAGTTCCTCGATCGTGACGTTGGCCGGTACGTTCGAGATCGTGATGCTCCAAACGAACTCGCCATCGGCTCCGGGATCGTCGGCGATAACCGCTCCGTTAGCCGTAGTCTTTCCAGCCGCCGTGTAGTTAGCAGGGAGTAGTAACGTAAGCCTGTTCTCCTCAGCCGGCGTGACCGCGAACGTAAGCTTAGTACTGTTAGACTTACCGGTGATGGTAACATTACCACCTGTCTTTTGTACGGAAGCGTTAGGGCTGTCTGATCTTACCACCTCAGCAGCCGCTGCCTGATTAACTACCAACGCCTTCTTAGCCCCGCCGTTCGTGGTGACCGTAAGGTTGATAGTGCGTTGAAGACGACCGGTGTGTTTATCACCGGAGAAATTAACCGCTTGATCTCCTGATCCTGATACCGGGTCTACGGTTACGAAACCGAATTTTTGTGATGCCATACTTAAATATATTTATAAATGTCCTTTTATTATGCCAGAAATAACTTATATAATGTTAGCCATAAAATATGGGGGGGGGATAGATAGCACTACGACTACACCCGCTCCACGTACAGACCTATTAAATCCTGTAGATTATGGCTGAGAGGAGTTCCGCTATCCCTAGTACACTTATACACATCAGCGTTCTGGATGTAATATTTATCCTTGAATATCTCCATTGGAGGGAAATACGGGATAGGATCCCCTATGGTCCCGGCATGCTCCTTATCAATGACCTTGTATAAGGAAGCCGTATTTAGTCCGGGTTCCCATTCCTCCGACAGCGTATGTTGTTGGATAACCTCATAAAGGATATCCGTATCCTCCTTAACCACCCTAAGACAAAATCCGGTATCCACGGATAGCCCGAACTCCGCCCCTTCTTGTCCCCATATGGGGAATAGGACCTTAACATCCAATTTATCGTTAGAGGATAAGGATAAGTCTTTATTATTAACCACCATTCTAGAAAATTTTACAGCCACCTTCTGAGGATCAGAGGCGTCCTTCTCCTTCGCCTGTTGCTGGACGTATGCTGTGGTGACACTTATCTTGTCTGGATATCCGGATTGGACATCAATAGCCCTTACCTGCTCTACGGTAGTGGCTAAGCTTACTTCCCTCTGTTTGGCTCCTAACGCCGACATCAGGTCATTATCATACTTATCCATCATCCCGATCAAGATCTTGCCTTCCGTCATATCAAACTCCAGACCCATGATCGTTATCTTACCAGCTATAGCCCCATCAGCCAAAGCATTACGCCTATCATATTTAGGGATATAGATATTTTGATCATCCAAGAAGAACTCATGAAGATTCTCATTCTCATAAGTCCTGATCTCCTCATATTTAGCCGATTTCTCCTCATTAAGAAGCCTTGAGTCATCCAATTTAGCCTCGATAATTTCCTTAACCGTAGCTTTAGGATTAGCCTCCTTGAACGCCAATTGCTCCTCCCCAAGCTCTATCCATGGGGCGGGATTCCCGTTAATGTAATCATCATAACTATAGCCCTTGGCGTAATTATCATCAAGCGGATCGTCCTGAACTAATTGATTGGGATATATTTCCCTGTTTATATATACGTAGCTCATGTCTTATATCATTAATCTTGTTCTTTAACGGCGATGCTATACTTATCTGAAGCGTAACACCAGATATTTATCTCGAAAGGCCTGTTAGCCGTAGTGGTGATAGAAGTTCCGCTCATGCTGACATAATTCCCGGAGTTGGGTATCGCTTGGGTGAAAGCCCCTGAGGGGACACACCTGATCATCAACTCCTCCCCTACCTGCATGCCGGAAGCCACGGATAAGGTCGTAGCGGCTGATAACGTAGCCGTGATACTTCTCTTGCTAATAGGCAGGTTAGCTAATGTCGTGACCGTATTAACTCCTATAAGCCTGTTCATGGTCTTCTTGTCAGCCGCCGCCATCAACCCGTTAGTAGACTCGTTAGCTACGGCGTATGTCGTGTTAGGAGGTGTAGCCCAAGTGCCATCTCCACGCATGAAACTGGATGTACTACCATTAAGCTGTCTCAACAAGCCGTTAGCTGTAGTAGAGGCCAATCCGTATGTGGTATTGGTAGGGACGACCCATGTTCCGTCACCACGAAGAAAAGACGTCTGCTTACCAGCGGCAGGGGCCGGGACACAACACGCACGA